GAAATTGAATCAGATTATGGTCAAGCAACTAAAGAATAGATATAATGATCCTGGTATAAATAAAAGATTTGCAATTGGTGTGGATCGTAGTAGAATGAGATTATATGATTGTGAACAAACAGCACAACAAGATATTCAAGATTCAGGCAATCCAGATTTAGATATTGGTATTCAGCCAAAGTATGAGAGGTTCAATGATTTTAAAGTTTAGAATGTTATAAATATTGTAATAAATTTATAATAGGTTTTTTGTATTTATGGCAAATTTATCTGGAGGAGTATATATAACATTTCAAAAACCATATTTAAATAAAGTTTCTGATATTATTTCTAAAAAACAAAAACTTAAATTTGGTAATGGCACTTCTCAAGTTATTAATTTAACAAAGGAAATACAACAATTTATTTCCTTTGTTAAACAAAAAAATGAAACTAATGTTAAAAATCTTTTACTGGCTGGCAGTGGAAAATATGCAACAATATTTAATGGATATAAATGGACAGATATTGATAAATCACAATTCACTGGTAAATCAGGAGGGTCTTCTGATGCAATAACAACTGCCATGCAGGAACGTGCTTCTTTATTTTCTATTAAAGTTGGAATTGAAAAAAATGGTATACAAGACCAAAAAAAATTTATTTCAGAATACCGTGATGAATTATTAAAAATATATCCTGATATGGATGAAGAGTGGGAAAATACTTTTTTTGAACAACAAAAATTGACGCAAACAAAAGTTGGTAATACCAAGTATAATCACTATTCTAGAGATGATGGATTTATGCAATGGATTACTGATTTTGTTAAAGAAAAATATCAAATTAGTCAGAAAGATACTTGGAATCCTGCTGATATTTGGTTGGTTGCAGATTATAATAAAGCAATTAAAATCTTAAAAGATAAAATAATTGATGATGTAACCTCAATAGAACAATTTAATGCAATTTTAAGAGATATGTTTGTACAAAGGCAAGTTGTTGGAATATCACTTAAAAAAATGTCTGGGAATATTGCTAGATGGGAATTGGTGAATATGGATAAATTTGATTTATTTGATAATGATGAATATACATTTGAATTGGAAAAAATAGATTGTAACTGCTCTTTAAAAAATCCAAAAGAATTTAAAACGTCTGATTCAACTATTACTTTAAAATCAAAAAAACAAAATATTAAATTTCAAATTAGACAAAATTCAACAGGATTTAATAATTTGAAAATTGAAGGAACTGATATTTCTGCAACATCTGCAAGACTTGGTAAAGCTTCTTTGGAAATGGTTAAAAAAGTATTTTCAAGCTTTAATTTGAAATTTGATAATGATAATAAAAATTTTCCAAAATCATCTCAAGATTTTTTAAAATCTTTTGATAATTGGAATAAAATTTTTATGGGAATAAAAAAGTACACTAATTTAAGAAATAGTGAAGAATTTAAAGAAAATTTTTTAAAAATTTATGATAGTAATAGACCAGATTTTGCTCATAGTAAGTTAATGCAAATTAAACTTATAAATGAAGTATTGAAATTGAATGACAAACAATTAAATTTACTTTTAACTACATTAGCATTTCTTGCACAAAAAAAAGGAAATGTTTTTGGTCCTTTTGGAAAATTATATTGAAATTAGAGGCAAACAACTATGATAAATTTTAATCAATTTCTTGCTGAAGGCAAAGAAAACAAAAACCTACACCTAGAACACATAGAAGACCAAATCATGAATTTTGGTATTGATGGTGGCCGTGCTGCAATCAACTTTCTCCGGTCATTGAGAGACATGCTTGCTGGTGGTTCTCGTTCTTCTGTGAATATGACTGTAAAGTGGGATGGTTGTATTCATGAAGATACCAAAATTGTTACGAATGTTGGTATTATTCCAATAAAGGATCTAATAGAAAGATTTGATAATGGTGAAGATATAAAGGTTGTCGGTAGAGATTTTAGCCATTATATTCCCTATGATAAATCTATAGAAATAGAAAATACTTCTGTTTCTGAAAATGATAAAGATTGGGTTAAAGTTACTTTAGAAAATGGTAATAGTTTTACTTTGACTTCTGATCATGAAGTTTATACAAATAATAGAGGATGGGTTGAAGCTAAAGATTTGACAGAAGATGATGATATTTTAGAATTGTGAATTGAGCAGGATACCTTCTCAAATTTTTGTTTTTATAAATAACTATAACAAAAATGAGGAGGGCTTATGCTGAAGCACAAAACTTTTACTGACGAATTGAAAGATTTTATTAGAAATTCTTATCTAAAAAATTATAGTGTAACAAAAGTTATAGATGAAGTAAAATCTAATTTTCAAGGAAATATAGAAGGAAATATAGGAAGAAATCCTATAACAAACTATTTGAAAGAAATAGGCATATATGAAGGATTGAATGGTTCAAATTATCTAAAAAAGAAAGTAGAAAATAATGTAAAAATAATGAATGAACGATATGGAGTTGATAATTGGGGACAAGTAAACGGTGAGGGATGGAGCAAACTAAATAGCATTCCATATGAAAAAATATCATATTTAGATACTGATTTTTTAGAATATAGAAAACTGGTAGATAAACTTTCCAAAAAAAATAAAAAATTTATTACTGAAGATGTTTATTGTTATTATACTGGAATAATGTTTGCTGATGCTGAATATGATAAAGTGAATCCTAATGATCCAAGAAAGAGAAGCCTTGATCATAAAATTCCAATAATAATCTGTTATTTGGATGGGATTAGTTGTGAAGATGTAGCTAGTCTGGATAATTTGATTTATGTACTACGATATGTGAATAGTATAAAATCAAACACAGATCACGATAGCTTTATACCGATAGCAAGAAAAATAAGAAAGGTATTTATAAATGAAGGTTTCAAAAGTAGAGAAGTTGGATGAAAAGTATACATCTTATGATATTACAACATTGACTGAAAATTTTTATATAAATGTTGGATCTACAGATATACTTATTCACAATTCTCCAGCAATCTTTGCAGGAATAGATCCTGCCGATGGAAAGTTCTTTGTGGCCAAGAAATCAGTTTTCAATGCAACACCAAAACTATATAAGTCCAATGAAGAAATTGATGCAGACCTAAAAGGACAACTGGTAGAAAAGTTCAAGACCGCACTTGCAGAGTTTTCAAAACTTGGTATCAAGGGTGTGTTACAAGGTGACCTGATGTTTACCAGTGACATTAAATCAGAAACCATTGATGGTATCAAGTATCACACCTTTCAACCAAACACTATTGTTTATGCTGTACCAGTGAATAGTGACCTTGGCAAACAAATTAAGAATGCCAAGATTGGTGTTGTCTGGCATACAACATACACCGGAGACCAGTTACAAGATATGACAGCCAAATTTGGTGCAGACATATCAAAACTAAATAAAGTCTCCAGTGTTTGGATGGATGATGCAACTTATAAAGATGTTTCTGGTTCAGCTGTAATGACACAAGAAGAAACAAAAATCTTGACAAGTCATGTATCAAATGCAGGAAAAACATTTCACAAGATTAAAGCACCACTGTTCAGAAGTTTCTTGGATATGCAAAATTCATTCACAGGAAACATGGTGAGTGCATCACTAAAGACATACAACAATTCAAAAGTAAGAGCAGGAGAACCAGTATCAAATCCTAGACTTCATGCTCAAGGATATTTGCAATGGGTAGATGATGCGTTTCAGAAAAACATTGATAAATTAAAAACAGAAAAAAATAAACAAATCCTACAAAACAAAAAAGACGAAACGATTCGTGAATTGAAAAAACACATTGTTAATATACAATACATTCTTGAATTTCAAAATCATTTGATTGCTGCAAAACTTGAAATACTCAAGAAACTAAATAGTATTAAACAATTGACCGATACATTTATTAAGACTGCGAATGGATTTAAAGTGACAACACCAGAGGGTTATGTTGCAATTGACCGTATTAGTGGTGAAGCAGTCAAATTGGTGGATAGAATGGAATTTTCTTTTAATAACTTTACTGCTATAAAGTCGTGGGATAAATGAAAACATACAAAGAATTGATAGAAGAACTATCAGAAAAGAAAACAATGAGCCTTGCACAAAGAAGAAAGCAAGGACAGCGAATGAAGAAGTTGGCAAAATCTTCTGGGTTTCAAAAGAAACGTGAAAAGAAAATGTCAAGAATGTCAACAAAAGAAGATTTGATGAAGCGTGCAATGAAAGCAGCAAAGATGAAAGTTCTTGAAAAATTGACAGGTCTTTCTAAGTCTGAATATCTTGCAAAGACACCACAAGAAAGAATGATGATAGATAAAAAGATAGAGGGTAAAGGTGCTGCAATTAAAAAGATGGCAATGAAGATGCTTCCTATTTTGAAAAAACAAGAAGTAGAAAGAATTAAACAAATGAAAGGTTCATCATCTAAGGAATAATATAAATGCAAAAGTTTTTTGAGTTCATGGAGGCCCGTGAGAAAACAGCAGTTTTCACTTTTGGCAGATTCAATCCACCAACCACAGGGCATGAAAAATTAATTGAAAAAGTTGCATCAGTTGCAAGCAAAAACAATGCAGATTTTTTCATTTATCCTTCTCATTCACAGTCTCCAAAAAAAGATCCATTACCACATTCAAGAAAAGTGGCATACATGAAGAAGATGTTTTCAAAATATTCTTCTAATATTGTGGCCTCCGCAACAGACAAGACAGCAATTAATGTTGCCACAAGTCTGTACAAAAAAGGATACACCAATTGTATTATGGTTGTTGGTGGTGACCGTGTCAATGAATTTAAATCACTTCTCACAAAATATAATGGTGTAGAAGCAAGACATGGTTATTACAAATTTAATAAACTAGAAATTGTTTCGGCTGGTGAAAGAGATCCAGATTCCGAAGGTGTGGATGGAATGTCTGCATCAAAAATGCGTGCTGCAGCAGTTGCCAATGATTTTGAATCTTTTGCAAAGGGTTTACCAAAAGGATTTAGTGATGGAAAGAAACTTTTTGATGACGTAAGATCCACAATGGGTGTAAAGGAATCATTCATCAGTAAAGTAGCAGAAATGTCTGATGATGAAAAACTCCGTGATGATTATGTCAATGAAAGAATTTTTAACATTGGTGATATTGTAGAAGATTTGAATACTGGTGCATATGGTAAGGTAGTTAGAAGAGGTACTAATTATTTGGTATTTGCAGAATCTGATGGAACCATTCATAAGAATTGGTTGTTTGAAATTAAACAAGATCCAGATATTAAAGATAAGAAAGGCACACAACCTGCAAAGTATTATGCTAAAGATGCTGATGGTGATGAAATGTCAAAATCCACCAAAGCAGCGAGAGCGAGACATTTTGAAAAAGGTGCAAAGAAAGATGATGATGACCCTTCTGCATACAAACCCGCACCTGGAGATAAATCCGCAGAGACTAAACCTTCCAAATATACAAAAGCAGTAAGAAAGAAATATCCAGAACTGTATGATGAATCAGCCGCAGATAAGTCATTAACAAAGAAAGCCAAAGCATCTGGTATTTCAGTTGGAATTCTTACAAAAGTATTTGAACGTGGTGTTGCTGCATGGAAAGGCGGACACCGACCAGGAACAACTCCAGAACAATGGGGTCATGCAAGAGTAAATAGTTTTATT